AACGGATATTGAATTGTTGTTTTGAAATGCTTCAAGGTATGGAGTGTGGGACTTCGGAATATATGTTATAATGAAATCGATTAAGATAAATATTAAAGCTTTGGAAAGGATGAAAATAAATGAATCAATCAAAATTGAAATTAACTACGATAATTGCATTGACAGCATTTACAGTTGCTGTGATTCCAGTTTGTTTACAGAGAAAATCTGCGAATGCAGCTTCGAAATATACTTATAAAAAAGGCTTTACTTATGAGAAGATTTCTCCGAATATTGAAAAGAGGATCACGGGAAAATCTTATCGGAAGAATAATAATATTAAATTGTCTGATTTAAGATATGTACAGGTTCTTCATTATGGTTTTGATGGGAAGGTAAAAGAGGGTGAGTTGATCGTTAACAAGAAGATAGCGAAGAAAACGGTCAAGGTCTTTTATGCTCTTTATCAGAAGAAATACAGAATTGAGAGAATGAGATTGATCGATGATTATGGTGCGAATGATGAGAAGTCTATGGCTGCAAATAATACCTCTGCGTTTAATTATCGTGTGATCAGTGGAACGACGAAACTTTCCAACCATTCTTATGGAATGGCTATCGATATCAATCCAAGGATCAATCCGTGGGTCAAAGGAAATAAGGTATCACCGGCAAATGGTAAGGTGTATAAACAGAGAAAGACGTCTAAATGTAAAGGAAAATATAAAAGATATATGATCCATAAGAATGACACAGCTTATAAGATCTTTAAGAAATATGGATTCAGCTGGGGTGGTAAGTGGAGAAGCTCTAAGGATTATCAGCATTTTGAAGTGAATAAATAGAAATGAATCAATAGTTGATCATCAAAAACCCGCTCTCGCTCGGATTCGCACGTAGCTGTACTAAGCTCTTGGCAGGTCTTGCGACCTACCACTCGCTAAGTGCAGACGAGCTCATACGGTTTTTGATGATCAACTATTGATTCTGGAAGGTTGTTGGCTATAACATGTATTGGTTTAAAGATTTAACATAATTGAACTGCGAATATATGTTTATCAATATATAATTAATAAAAGAAAGGAGGCAGTAGGAAGAGATGAAGAATCTAAATATTCCTGTTGGGATTTCGGATTTTGAGAGAATTCGAGAGTTGAATTATTATTATGTGGACAAGACCGGATTGATCAAGACGTTGTTACAGGGTGAGATGGATCAGGTGACGTTGATTACGCGGCCTAGGCGGTTTGGAAAAACGATGGCGATGAATATGTTGAACAGTTTTTTGGATATCAGGAAAGATAGCAGACATTTGTTTAAAGGACTTGAGATATTTGATGAGGTCGAGATTTGTGAGAAATGGATGAATCAGTATCCGACATTATTTTTGTCTTTTAAGGATGTAGATGGAACTACATTTGAGAATGCGTTTAATTTTTTGAAATTTATTATATCTGAAGCATGTAAACAACATGTATACTTGTTGGATAGTGATGAGATAGATGAAGGGGATAAACTGGTATTTCAAAAATTAAAGACTTGTAGTGCAAGTATGATGGAAATTCAAAGTTGTATATTAAGAATTACCAATATGCTGAAAAGTTATTATAAAAAGCCAGTGATCCTTTTAATTGATGAATATGATGTTCCAATTGCAAAAGCAAGTAGTAATGGTTACTACAAAGAGATGTTAGAAATTATGAAAGGTTTGCTTAGTACAGCCTTAAAAGATAATTCCTCATTAAAGTTTGCAGTCATCACAGGATGCCTAAAGATTGCCAAAGAAAGTATTTTCACTGGAACAAATAACTTTGTATCAGATACGATTTCATCCACAAGATACAATGAATATTATGGATTTACACAACAGGATGTAGATAAGCTTTTAGCAGATGCGGAGATTGAAGAGAAAGCGGAGCTGATTAAAGAATGGTATGATGGGTATAATTTTGGAGAGTTTGAAGTATATTGTCCATGGGATGTCATGAATTATCTAAGAGATCTTCAAAATGATCTGAATGCAAGACCAGTCAGCTACTGGAAGAATACCAGTGATAATGCGATCATTCGCTCCTTTATTGATTATACGGGAGCTGCTATACGAAAAAAACTAGAAGTATTGATCGCAGGTGGAAGCATCTGCCAGAAAATAGAAGAAGACCTCACATATGATTATCTACATTCATCAGAAGATAATTTATGGAGTATTCTCTATCTTACTGGATATCTTACAAAAGTCGGAGAACGTGATAAGGATGGTCAGATAGAATTAAGAATTCCAAACAAAGAAGTAAAAGAAATTTTCGAATCAACCGTAAGGAAATGGTTTGAAGACAGTGCAAGAGTTACGAATCGGAAAGATTTATTTGATGCAGTGTGGAACAAAGATGCGGATAAGGCAACAAAAGAAATCAGCACATTACTGCGAATGACGATCAGTTATTATGATTACCGAGAAAATTTCTATCATGCATTTCTTGCAGGAATCTTTGCAGGAGCAGGTTATAGTGTAGAGTCGAATAGAGAGCATGGAGAAGGACGAAGTGATATTGTAATCTACAATGATGTAACAGGACAAGTTGCAGTATTTGAAGCAAAGTATTAAAGAAAATTAGAAGATTTGGAAAAAGACTGTCAAAAGGCGTTAGATCAGATCAACACAAAGATGTATGCAAAAGAGTTTGAAGATGCTTATGAGGAAGTATTGTGTTATGGAATTGCTTTTTATAAAAAGCGGTGTTTGGTGAAGAGTAAATAGAATAAGAAATGAAAAAAAGCTCCACAAGGATGAACTTTGTGGGGCTTTTGTTGTATCTAAGATTTCAATTCAACTCCGCAATCCGGCTAACTCCAACATAGATCTCACTGATCTTATACCAAGTAGGGTAATCAACAATCCCAGTCTGTGGCAGTCCAAAAATATTCTGGAATTTCCGAACAGCATTCGCAGTAGATTCTCCATAAACACCATCCACAGCGATCGTAGGCAGAGAAGGATAATCTTTAGCAATACGATTCAATTGTTGTTGTATTTGTCGAACCTTATCTCCTCTGCTGCCGATCGTCAGATCATATCCCGGCCAGGAAGAAGGAATTCCTGAAATCTGTTCTGCGGTATTGATGTACATACTCTCTCCATAATAATATCTCAAGATCTCAATCGGAGCATATCCCTGATCACCTAAGTATTTAGAACCCCACTGTGTCATCCATTCTGCAAGTGCGTATAAAGTAAATAAGAAAAGGCTAAAAATTATGTAGCTATATGAATTAAGTATAGCACAAAAAATACTTTTGTGATAACATATCAATGTTGTCGCACCCAATCTGGCAACAGAAAGGGGGTTTCAGCTTGGAAAATTTGCTATCATTTATTATGTCTGTATTGGCTAGCGTAGTTGCCTACTACCTATGCAAATGGTTAGACAGGCATAAATAGCGTACAACCTAACCGTGGATCTTGTCCCATTATAGACAAGAAAAAACCCCAGTATTGCCGTACTGAGGTTTTTTTCTTTTTTGTTTCAACTTGAAACATTGCTATCATTTTGCCTACTGGCATTATAGCATATGTATCTCGGAAAAACAATATACATGATTTCTAAAAAATCTGAAATGATCTAATCTTCTTTTATGTAATAGTGAAAATCTAATGTTTTATTCTCTTTGTCAAATACAATTTTTTTCACGATCGAACGGATTGCAGCTTGCTTTTCATCCTTACTGCATTGATCAGATACCAGTATATCATAAACACCGCGAATTTTATTGGGAAGTTCGTTAGATTCCTTTTCCGTTTTGTTATGATCCTGTGATTGCTGAAGAAGAAACTCACGTTCTTTTTGAATTTCTTCCTTGTTAGCCTTATATTCTGCCAAAGAATCAATACCATTCAAATATGCTTCTTTAATTCGTGCTTCTCTGGTAGCCAAACGTTTCAACTGAACATCTAGGATATCCTGTTGATTTTCAACAACCTTTTCTATACGTTCGCACTCTATGTAAGATTTACTCATATCTTCTTTCAAGACATTTAAAACCAATGGAACAAGCTTCTTTTCAGAAATTCCATGAGAAACCAGGCATTTTCCTTTAAGGTATTTGTAGCATTGAAAATTAATGTAGGTGCGATCATGACGGTATTGCACAGATGTAGAAAGAGAAGCGCCGCAGGAAGAACACTTAACAAGCCCGGACAGCCAATGTCGATGCTTTGATACAGGTTTTCCGTTTTTAGGACGATACTCATTTTTTAAACGTTCGTTTGCCCGATCCCAAAGTTCTTCAGACACAATTATAGGAACTAGTGGAGATTTTACAATAATCCATTCGCTTTCATCATTAACAACACGTGTAGTACCATTTGCATAGTTCCATCTAAGATATCCTTTATAGATCGGATTTTGGATAATATATCTAATTGTGCGAGTTTCAAAGGCTCCACCCTTCTTAGTTTTATAGCCTAAGCGATTCAAATGACGTGCGATTTCATAAAATCCCATCATAGTATTGGCATATAAATTAAAAATCATGCGAACGATATTTGCCTGATCTTCAACGATGACAAGACCTTGTCCTTTTTCTACCTTATATCCAAAAGCAGGAGATGACTGAAAATTTCCGCGAAGGGCGTTTTCTGTCATACCACGAAAAACGTCTTCCCCTAACTGGATAGAATAAAATTCATCAGTCCATTCGATGATACGCTCAATAAGATCTCCATAAATGTCTTTTGTTGTTTGCTGAGTAGTACTGATTACATCAACATTGCATTTTTTGCGTAACATAGATTTATAAACAATGCTTTCTTCTTGGTTTCGTGCAAAACGATTAAATTTCCAAAGAAGTATTGCTTCAAAAGGAGAAGCAGGCTTCGTTTTTGCCAATCCGATCATTCGCAAGAAATCATGACGCTTTTTTGCTTTTCTTCCAGAAATTCCATTATCGATAAAAACATATTCGTCTGGTATATAATAACCATGCACATTTCCCCAGTCTCTAATACATCTAAGCTGTGCATCAGGAGACAGCTCTTCTTGCATATGCGTGCTGACTCTTATATAAGCAGCTGCAATTTTTTTCATGTTATCACCTTTTCCTTTTTATAAAATATTAAAAATTTGTACAAAAAATACACCTCTTGCGAAGTGCCAAGAAAAAATGATATACTTTACTTGTTGAGGGAAAAGTATTTCATCTGTTCTTGACAGGTGCAAGTGTTTTTCTGAATACCGCCTAGTTACCAGCTGGGCGGTATTTTTTTACCATTTTCCCGATATCAGCAAAATGGTTAATATTAAATTACAATACTGTACACTCTAAAGACATACCAGGAGATACAGACTTGAATGTTAAAATTGAATATCATCTTTACCAGATCCGATCTGATAAAGGAATCAGCAGCAGGAAACTTGCTGAATTATCCGGAGTCAGTAAAAGTACGATCAACAATATCGAAAACAATCGTTATGAACCGACATTATTAACGATCTGCATGCTTGCAGAAGCACTGAATGTGTCTCCAGAAGATTTGTATTCATATAAAGTTACGCCATAATGTCCAACATATTGGACATATCATCCCAACATCTTCCAGTTTCTTTTGAAAAGATTATAATAAAAGAAAGAGGAGGATAAAGAAATGAAAGAATGGTATAGGCAGCAGATCAATAAAATGATCATGCATATTAATGATGAATTATTCTTAAAAAGAATTTACATCATCGTAAGAAATCACATCAAGAGGGAAGGCTAATCGTCTTCCTTCTTTTCTTTTTCAATAAATTTTTTTGCAAGATCTTCTGCAAAATTACAAATTACTTCTTGTGATTTATTATCTAATTTGCTAAAACTGTGCATGATATCAAGAATCGTATCATAAAAAGGATTTGATTCTTCTACTAAATTGGAAACCATTTCCGCAACATCATCTCCTGTAGGAAGAAACATTTCTCCTTGACCAGATCTAAGCCAATCCTCGTTTACATTAAATACGCGACAGATCAGAGAAACGACAGCGGTACTTGGCGAGATAACACCTGTTTCATATTTAGCAAGAGTATTACGTTTTATCCCTATTTTTTCAGCAAAATCTTTCTGAGTTAAATTTAATGATTTTCTTAAAGCTTTTAAACGTTCATTCAAATTTTTCACCTCTTTTCATTTATGTTTTAAATACAGTTTACTTCAAAAAAAAGAAAAAATCAACAAAAAATGTGATATAATCAACAAAAGGGATTGAATCAACAATAAGTTGTTGACAAAAGGAAAATATAAGTATAATATATGTGATATAGTCAACAAAGAAAAAGTGATATACTACACAAAAACAAAACACCAGGAAAGAAGGTGAGAAACATGTGGATTTCAAAAAAGAAGTACTTGGAAATGAAAGAAACAATACAAGATTTGAAAAACGATAAAAAAATTCTCCAAACCGTATGTGAGAAATATAAAAACGATTTGGAGAAAAAACCAGCAACTATTTATATTAGAGAACCTTATCCAGGAATAAGGAAAGATATTAAATAATAGGCTGAGAATTTAAGAAACGTTGAATTTTAGGTAATAAGTTTCTAAAAGCAATAATGACAGGACGATAATGATCCTTTTCATCTCTAGTGCAATTAGGGCTATCGATATAATTCTGGAGATATTCGATAGAATTCTTAAGAGATAGTTCAAGCGTTGAAATTTCGTCATAAGAAAAAAGCACATTAGGGCAAAGGCTATCTTGGGAAATAGCGATTGGATCGTTAGAAACAGGATCGTTTGGATCACATGCATCAATACTTTCGTAATCAGAAACATCAAAATCCGGACGTTCACATTCAACAGGAACATTGAAAGACAGAAATGCTGGTGAATCGTCTTCTTCCGGGTATTCATTTAATTCAACAAAGGTGTGATCATCCTCAATCATTTCAGCAAGTTTTAAGAGGATGTCAGAAATTTTATAAGTAGCCATACTTAAACTCCTTTTGGTTGAAACAATAGTAACATTGTACTTATGAGTATAAAGGAAATAAATGGAAATATCAAGAAGGAGAGTGAAAAATAATGGAAAAAACAGAACTAACAGAAAAGGACATTTATTGCATTGCAAGAATCATTCAAAGTTCAGTGTTTGCAGAAGGTTGGATATTTTACGGATGCCAATATTGCAGATATAAAAATGAATGCGAAAAGTCTTTTGAAAATGAAAATGGAAAAATGAATTATGACGTGATCATGAAAAAACTCCAACAGATTACTGGCTTGGATATGGGATTGAATGCAAGTAATCTGCCAGAGAAATTTCAACGTAATCTTAACCAGGAAAGAAGGTGAAACATTGACAGAGCAAGAGATCAGAGACATAGGAATCAGATGTGCATTAAGACATATGGATTCTCTGAGAATACAGGCAGCAGAAGGAAAGAAAGCAGATTTTACAGAACCATGCAAGAACTGTCCAGATATAGAATCATGCAACTGTGATTGCAGTACAACGACAAAAAAGATTGCAGACGAAGCAGGATATAACACCGATTTAGTAGGTGGAACAATAAATCTATATCGAATGAAAAGCATGGAAGTTATTGTGAATGAAAATGAAAAAGGAATGTCATTAGACATTAAAACAAAATGTCCGGTAAAACTAAGAGAACCAGGACGATTAATAAGAGGCATATATAAAGCTCGTTTAAAAGTAGCTAAAAAAATTATACGCAAAGAAAAGGAGAAGGCAAAAAAAGAAAATAAAGAAGAAGAGTTTAAAAATAAAGTGCAGCAAATTATAAACATAATGAATGTATGTGGGAATTTGGTGTTGGTACAGGATGAAAAAGAAATTTTAAGACTTATAACTTGTGGAGATATTGGACTCGCAGAAGAACTCTTTGAGAATATAAAAAAAGAACTCTCCGAAGTAATAACGGAGAGTTAAGGAATTATAAAAGATTTTTGATGTTCTCAAGAATTTCTATAGCTTGAGAAAGTATAACATTACTCTTCTTTAAAAGTTGTTCTAAAAATGTCAAAGCTGCAAGAATTGTTAAGGCATCTTGTTTTATGACTACAGAAAGTTTAATGCAAAGATCTTTTATTTTATCAAATATGGCTTGAGGAACGAGCTGATTAGACTGTTTTACAGTAAGACTTGCTTTGAGTTCAGCAATCTCTAAATCAATATGATTGCATTTAGACAGCCGATCATGCGTGAAATTAGATAACTCTTTATGTGTTGCCAAAATAGTGTTCTCCTTCCTTATTTACTTGGACGTGGCAGTGTCCTGTAAGTTCATTATAGGAAGAAAGATGTAAATAGACAAGGAGAATACTATTTTGGCAACACAGGAAAAAAGTAAATAGCAAATAAGACAACAGATGGATTGACACTCCGTCCGATCGAGATGCAGGCGATTCCTGACTGCGATCCAAAAAGAAATCCTTAGCTCCGAAACCACGCGGAGCCTCCCCAATTAATCGTTTATCTATATGTGAATAAATCGGGCGGAGTGTCAATCCATCTGAACAACGAAACAAAAGAAAGAAGGTGAAAAATATGACAGAGAAAAGAAAAGACATGTTTGAAAGAACAGTGGAGAATCTTAAGAAACTGGACAAGGAATCCTTGGCGATCGTAAAGGCGAGCATCGAGATCTTGGCTGCACGTCAGCAGATGGATGAGAACACACCAACGAATGCTGCATAACAGACAAGCAGATACAAATAGACTGAAAAGAGAGGAGGGAACGCTATGGAAGAATATAAGGTAAGACGATTCGTAAATGAAAAAGAGGTAAGAGAACTGACACCAGAACAGAAAAAGATGATGGCAGTGACAGTGATCAGAGCCATCGGAGCAAAAGAAAAGAAAACAGCCCGGTGAGATTCCGGGCAGGAAGGACAAGCATAAAATGGGACCAATGCAAATGAAATTATTAAACGAGATAGAGAAGTCAATGAGATTGAAGGAAAATGGAATGAATATAGCATCGGTGGTAACGCTGCAGGAAGCATGTGTAGAAGCAGCAAGAGATGTAAACGAGTACATATCTCCGTTATGTGACGCAACAGTACACATTACGATTGGAGTATTAAGATATGTTGCAGATCTCCTGGAAGAGGAGGGGGGGCTAGATGAATCAGGAAAAGAAATGGCAAAAAAAGTGCAAGAAGCCCTACATAGCTCAACGACAGTAGAAGCATACAAGTATAAAGAGGAGAAAAAATAGTGATGAGTGAAAATAAAAAAGGCCCAGGAAGTAGCCTAGCTAACTCCCAAGGCACAAATAAAAATTCATATAAATTATATCACGAGAGGAACGAAGAAAGCAAGATGAATGTCAGTACAGCTATAAGCGTGCTGAAAAATAATATCGAAAGATATGATGAGCAAATGAAGATGCATGGAATAATGGGAGGAGATCTATTGGATGAAAATCCGACAATCTCTGCAATGAGAAAAGCAGTTGAAATACTGGAAAATATTAAAATAGTATATCAAAAAACTGTGATTCCAAATGAATTATATAGAGATGGAGACATTGAGTACGTAAAGAAAGGCTCTGCTATAGGAATGGCAGATGAGCTGATTAATTATATAGAGTTTAAAGACAGGCATATCTTTGAGCTTGATCAAAAAGAAATCGTAGGAAAATTGATGATTGTAGATATGCGTAAAGGAGCAAAAAATGAGTGATAAGACAGGGAAAATGATTCTGATCAAGGATGGAGTAAATATTGACATCTTTGATGATAAAAATATGAGTGATCGAGTGTTGATGTTTGATTATCCAGAAGGAACGAACATGGAGCAGCTGCATGAGTTTTATAAGCTAATAGGAAAAGAATGTGAGATTGTAGAAGCTGTGCATCCAAAGAGACTATACACACTAACAGAAGAACAGTATCCAGTGCTAATGCTTGTAGATGAAGAGTATTTGTATCATAAAACAGCGCAGGTCAATCCGATTGCTTCATATCTGTACGGAACAGATGTTCATGGACATCCAATCAATGGGAACGTTCTGATTATTGGAACGAAAGAAGGGTTAGACGGAATGGAATTCTGTGGAATGAATGAAGAGCAAGCCGTAGAATTACGTGAACGACTAATAACAATTAGACAGCATTTAGAATAAGGAGATCAAGATGAGATTGACGATGAGAAATCATAAATCTTATACATACAGAGCTTCCCTGATTCGCGTGGATAATAACTGCGCGATCGGGGACATTGTGGACAAGCTTGGTAAATATGAGGACATATGTGATGATCCGGAGAGATTGAAAGAAATAGTAAAAGAAAAAAGCATCCCGGAACAGTAAACCGGGATGCTTTTTCAATGCCATATTGTGGATTAAAAACCACAAATATAGTATAGCAAATTAAAAACGAAAAAGCAAGGAAATAAGTGGTTCGAATCCGCTTTTAAGACTCGATAAAAGTATTAAGTTTGAGTAAATACTAATAGATTAAACGAACAATACAAAGAGGAGAGACAAGATGCCATATTGGATTAGAAGAGTGTACGCAGGCAAGACAGTAGAGATAAAGAAATACTACAGCCGAAAGCATAAACCAAAAGAGAAGAGAGCCAAAACTGGAGAACCAAGTAGACTAGAACAGGAGAATGTAAATATCAGAAGACAAACGGAACAGCTAAGATGGAAATTAAACTGTAACTTCCAAGGTGGAGATATGTTCATCACATTTTCCTACAGAAAAGACGAAAGACCAGATACATACAAAGAGATGTTAAAGCAGAAGGATAAACTGATCAGAGATCTAAGAAAACAGTATAAAAAGATTGGAAAAGAATTTAAGTATGTATATGTGTTGGAAACAGGAGACAAAGGCGCAAGGCACATACACATGGTGATTGAAAACATTGATACAAAAGCAATAAAAAAATGCTGGGATCGTGGACGAATTCACATCAGGCTTCTTGACGACACAGGGCAATATGGGAAACTAGCATCTTATCTGGTAAAAGAAAAAGGACGTAAAAAAATGGAGAAATACGGGGGTAAGACATACTCCCCCATCTAGGAATTTAAAACAGCCACACATCGAGAAAGATGTGATCTGGGAATGTGATTTCTTCAGAGAGGATGCAAAAAGTCCAAAAGGATACTACATAGACAAACGACACGATGAAAACAATGGCGGAGTACGAAAAGGAAGTACAGAAAGAGGATATAAATTTGTAGAGTACATTTTAGTTCAAAATGGATACAGATCCTGGAACATAGACGATGGAGGGTAAAGATGAGTAGAGCAAGAAGACAACAGTACATGCTAAGAACAGAAGCAAGCGAACAAGAAGCGGTGATCATGATCTGCAAGTTCATGGAGAACCGCTATCCAGAACTGAAATTACTGCATCACTGCCCAAATGGTGGGAAGCGCGATCGCGTAAGTGCAGCAGTTCTGAAAAGGCAGGGAGTAAAGGCAGGAGTTCCAGATCTGCATCTCCCGGTACCAAAAGGGAAGTACGCATCTTTGTACATCGAAATGAAATACGGAGACGGAAGACTGCAAAAGGAACAGAAGGAATTCTTAAAACAGGCAGCAGACTATGGAAACTTCGTTGCTATCTGCTACAGCCAAGAGATCGCATTAAAGGTGATTGAAGATTATGTAACACTAAAAACAGGAGAGACAATGCCAATTGAGAACAACAAGGTATTGAAACGATAGGAGAAAAAGAAATGGAAGCAAGAAAATGTGATATTTGCGGTGGATTTTTTCTGCCATATATAGCGTCAAATAAAATTGGCGGTAAAAGAGATTCATATAACGAGATAATAGTAAAAGAAAAAAGGATGGGGTTTAAAAACGCAAGCAGATATCAAGAATATGATGTCTGTGAAAATTGCAGCAAAGAACTGAATAAGTGGTTAAAAAGAAACAAAGAAAACTAAGATAACAAATAAACAGCCATATTAGGAGGAAAAATCATGAAAGTAATTGGAGTTGGAAACTTAAAAGGTGGAGTTGGAAAGACGACGACATCAACATCACTGGCATATCTGTTAGGGAGATATGGCAAGAAAGTACTGATGGTAGATGCAGATGCGCAAGGTAATGCTTCTGGAACTATGGGAGTATATGATCCAAACGAAAAAGGACTTGCTGGAATTTTGCTAGAACAACAAAGCACAGAAGAAACGATCAGACATACAAGGTATGAGAATGTGGATATTATCCCGGCAAACATGTGGCTGATGCAGGCAAACGCTCAACTGCTCTATAGTATGGAAAACCAGATAGATCGCATTGAAAAAATGCTGAATGATGAATGTATCAACAACAAATATGATTATGTGATCTGTGATTGTGGATTGTTGCTTGATGTAACAGTGCTAAATGTGGTTAAAGCATCGGATTTGTTAATAATTCCGGTCAAAGCAGGAGGTTATGGAATTGATGCGGTTGAAAACATGATTGAGCAGACAAAAGGAATTCATGAAGGGCAGCAGGTCAAGGTCTTAATGACGATGAAAACTGGGAATATAACAAACAAAGATACAGCACAGTGGCTAAGAGATACATATAAAGACAAGATGTTCAAAACAGAAATTAGAAGATCAGTTGTTGCAGAAAAAGCAGAAACAGCAAAAAGACCACTTCCAGAAATGTCAAGAGGAAGCAATGCAGCGAAAGATTACAACAACGTGATCAGAGAAATTATGACAGACGAAGAATGGAATGTAGCACAAGCGTATATCGAATCAAAGCGAAGAAACAAGAAGACTGGAAGATTCCAGAAAGTAGACTAGGAAAGGAGGGAAAAGACATGGCAGGATTTAACGTAATGGACATGCTTAATAAGACAAGCAAAGAAGGAATCGAAGAGAAGCCAAAGGCACGATTCAGAACAAAAGACATAGATATCTATAACATTTACGCAAACGAAGACAACATAAGTGATCAGATCGGCATCGATGAAAAGGCAGCAGAGATCAAACTTCTTGGACTGCTACAGCCATTAGAAGTTATGTATGAGCCTAACCAGAGCGGAGAAGAATACAAGCTGATCGGTGGCGAACGAAGATGGAGAGCATTAAAGAAACTGGTAGAGGAAGAAGATCTCCAGGAATTTAGGGAAGCAACATGCCAGATCAGAAAGCCACGAAGCAAAAATGAAGAGATCATAGAGCTATGCATCTCCAACAGTTACAGAAAAGCAACACCAGAAAAAGAACTGGAAAGAATCAAATTATTGACGGATGCACTGAAAGATGCAAAGGCAGCAGGAGAGAAGATAATGGGCTACGATCTAGAATCTGGAAGACTGAGAGACATAGCAGCAAAGATTCTTGGAAAGAAACCGACACAGATCGCAAATGCAATGAGCATCAACAACAATTTGATTCCGGAGCTGAGAGAACTCCTGGGAAAACAGGAAATCAGCTTTTCGACAGCGGTAGAGATCGCAGGACTGGAAGAAGATGAACAGGAAGAGGTATACAGCTGGTATCCTGACAAGATCATAACTGTTAAGGCGATAAGAGAATACAAGCAACGCATCCTGGAAGAACAACAAGAAGCAGAGCTAAAGGAATCAAGACAGGAAGCCGAAGCGGACGAAACCGAAGAAGAGGAAGAAGCAGAGATTGAAGGACAGATGGAACCGGAAAGAGGCTATCCGGAATACTGTCCGGATCAGGATGAATTAGAAAAACAGGCATTAGAAGCGTTTGCAGAGTATATGCAATATGATGTTAACAGTGCAGGCATAAAGGATTTATCTGAATTAAAAGAATACATGAAAAACAGATATAGAACCCCTGGGGGAACATTATGTGGAGTAAATGGATTCGACGGATGGTACGATTGCAGAAACGGATTTATAACGTTAAGTGCTGATAATGGTGACGATGATCCTTTCCATGAGGTTGTGAAAAAGACAATTGTTAAGATGGCAGATGCAATTAGCGGACTAATCAAATTTGATACAGAAGAACAAAAGACGGAACACGTGGAGATTCCGCAGACGAACAAAGTGGAAGTACCAGGAAACGAAACGGACGAGCGAAGACACCGACTAAAGCTTGCAAAGATGTTCTTTGATGCAGTGGACACAGGAAAGAAGTCATTCGAACTGCGAAAAAATGATAGAAACTATCAGATCGGAGACGTCCTGGAACTGCACGAGATGAGTGACGGAGAAGAAACAGGAAGAGTAACAGAGAAACAAGTGATCTATATCCTGGAAGGGTTTAAAGGCTTGGAAGAAGGATATTGCATCCTGGGACTCTCAGAAGTGGAGGATATATGAACAAAGTAATGCTAATGGGCAGATTAACCAGGAAGCCTGAGATAAGTTGGAATGAAGACGATTTGTGTATAGCAAGATTCACACTAGCGGTAGATCGCAGATTTAAGAGAGAAGGGCAGCAGGACGCAGATTTTATCGGATGCGTTGCATTTGGTAAAGGCGCAGAATTTGCAGACAAATGGCTGGATCAAGGAACCAAGATCGTACTGGAAGGGAGAATCCAGACAGGAAGCTACATAAAAACGGACGGAACAAAAGTATACACGACAGAGATTGTGGCGGAGAACATGGAATTTGCAGAAAGGAAGGAACGATGATCGAAGGGATAAAGAAGATAAGAGAAGCGTTTAGAAAGATAACAGCAGGACTCAGAAAAGATGGAACGATCAATGCGCGTCCAGGATATGAAAGCTATATAAAAGAGAAACTGAAAGAAAAAGAGGAAGTGCCAGGAAAAGCAATAATGTTTGTAGATGGAGAAAAAAATGCAGAATTAACGCAAATTAAAAAGGCTGCACTGAAGACGGGAGAAGCAGAGAATGTTTGGGCCGTGTGTGGAATTAGAGGGAAAATACATCCGAAAGTAGTTGAAATTAAATTATGTGCAAACAGAAAGCAAAAGAGAAAACTGCATAACAAGGGGAATAACAAAAGAAAAATGAATGGACAACCACTAAAAAGATTTATAGCAAAGCAAAAGGTCCGAAAAAGAAAGGTGTCCGAATCGGACACAATGAAATAATGCACTACTGGTGGGAACCAGTTGCAATATACCACAAGCAACTATTAACAAACGCATAAGAAACAAAAAGTAATGTATAAGCCATGAGATCTATTAGCCTACTGCCGGGAAAAGGCAGCAGGCGGAAAGGAGAACAGACAGCTTAGTTCTTTACCTGATTAAGATTCTTTTAGTAACTATTAACAACGAGCCAATCACAAACATATTTTTTCAGATTCTATTATGATGTAACTTTTAACGATATACCAGATTTAGTTTTTACAATTATTTTTTTAATACAAAACCTAAAAAGAAAGAATCACAATGAATTATATGATCAGGCAAAAAGAAACAGAACAGTGATCACGAATAATACATTGGTTCAGGCAAAGAACTAAGCTGTCTGAAACGAAACTATGCAATACACAGAAGATTTTAAACGAGGAATCGTAAGAACATTATTAGCGTCAGGGATGACAAGGAAGGAATTTGCCGCGAAAACAAAAATAACAGTACAAGCGTTAAGAAAATGGGTAAAACAATACAAAGACGAAGAAATAAAAAATGTAGATCATAACAATCGCAGCAAATACAGCGAAGAATACAAAAAAAGTATCGTATCGAAAATGCTGTTTGATGGGATCACATATGAAACAATGTCAAAGAAAACAGGAATCAGTAGTCAATTACTAGAGTATTGGGACAACAAATATCGATATATATTGATCGATGAATTTGAAAAAAGGATGGCAAATAGAAGGAAAAAGAAAGTTAAGAAAGAAACAAGATGGCATAGATACGGAGCAGGTGCTGGAAGGTATGAATAGGAGAAAAATGGAAGAATGCAAATTACAATTTAATATTAGTGGAGAATGGATAACAGGCTTAGTAAGAGAATGGTTCTATTTAGAAGGAAAGGGATATGATAAGTGCATAGAGATATTGAACGATTGTATGAGCGGAACAGATGAAACAAAAGAACAGATCAGGAGACATGCAGAAGATGTTTTACTTGGACGTGCAGCACTGAAAGGAAATATAGCAGACGGATCATATCATTTAGAAATTTATTCGCCTGAACATCAAGAGAAGATGCCACATGATATGAATGTGTGGGAAATTGTAGGAGATCAAAAGAAAATTAAAGATGAACTAGAGCAATATAAAAGGCGTTGGAAAGTTGCAATGAAGATGATTCCTAGATATCTAAAAGAAGAAATCGGAAATGAACTTGACGAAGATCTTACAGCAACTAGTCCAACAGTATCAAGAACTCTAGACAGTTATATGAAAAGAATGCTTGATACAGAGGAACATACAACGGAAGACTATGGATGGTTAGAACCAAGTGGAAAATTCCACGCAGTGGAATGGGGAGAACATCAGAAATGGGCTTATGAATATTTAAAAAGAAGTTCAACGGAAGAAAAAATGCCAGTACTTTATGAAGCAGGAGACGTGCTAACAAAGAAAGGATGGGTACTGCTTCATAATCCGGCCCAAGGAGTTGCAATGGCGACAATAAATCCTCGTAGAGATTATACAAAAGCACAGAAAGAGTTTTTATTTAGTTATTACATGGAGAGAAACTGCGAAAAAGAAGCTAATGAAATTTGGAGGGAATAAATATAATGGCAACGATTAGAAATAGACTAGGGAAAATTCATATGTTTACACGAGGACGGGAATTCGGAGTTCCGGAATATCTTGCTGAAAAAGGATTGGATGTAAATGTAGAATACGTGAGAAATGGAATGAACGATGAAATGTTAGCAATCGAAGTGTTTGAAACACAAGAAATAGCAAGAGAGAAAGATGATGATAAAAACAAAGACATTGACGTTGATAGAATTAGTAGACTCATGCGAGAAAAGTTGTAGAATGCAATAAAATATTAAAGAGGTGAAAAGCAGAATGATAGAACTTAGTGTCGGAATAATTATCGGAATAATATTAGGTGCAACAGCGATGTCACTTTGCGCAGCAGCAAAAGAGAGGGATAAACGATGACAAAGGAATTACAAAATACTAAAAAACTTACAGAGGATACAAAAGAAGAACACGAGAAAAGCAAAACGGTAACTGACATACTAGAAGAAATAAAGCAGGAGATGTGTGATGGTTATTGCAAGTACCCAACTATTGTAAATGATAGAGAAGAACTATTTGCAAAAGACGGTCCTTGCATGGAATGTCCGCTAAATAAATTATAGGAGGGAAAAAATGAACAAGAGGAATGATGAAGAAAATGCATGCTTGGTTATACAGTGTGAAAATTGCGGAAAATTGCATGTATATAAAAGAAGAAAAAAAGATGGAGAAGCATGCTCATATTGCGGTGGTGGACCGATGTGGATGATGGGGAATGCAATCATGCATGAAAACAAAGAAAACCAAGTAAAAATTAGAGTATCTGTGGAACGTGAAGAATTGGACAGGCTCATGAAAGATATGGATAACGATAGTTGCATTCATTGTGAGAAGGAAGTGATTGATAATGACTGACGAAGAAAAAAGAATGGTGGAATTTAACAACTACATAGATGACTTGAACATAGATGCCTTGATTAAATTTATGAATGGGGAAAGCGATGACTTTGAACCGATTCCGAAACCAAAGGAAGTTGATGACGATAACAGGCGTTAATAAGCTGGCAAATGAAGCTTATGACAAGATAAGGAAATTGAGCAAAATTAAGATTGAATGTTAGGAGACAAAATGAACGACTTATTAATTAAAGCACTTATTACAGTAATGATAATAGATGCAGGAATGCATTTTTATTATGATTACAAAAAGAATACATACCAAAGCCTAAAATTTTTAATATTAACGGTATTAATGGCAGTTTCGGTTGGAGCAGCATTAACAAAACAAGAAACAGATAACGTGCAGCAACGAATGAAAATAATAGAACAAAAAATAGAAATGCAAGAAGAAGGAAAGGAGCCAGAAGAGGATGGAACAATTCATGAAATGTGCGTGCATGGTGATGCTGATAATAGACATAATAAAGGACATAAAGAGCAAATTAAAGTATATAAAGAAAGAGGAATAAATGTTAATGACGATAGGGCTAGAGATGAGAAAAAGATGTGTTGGAATGCTTTTTAAAACATGGAATATGGGTGGAAATCACTTTGTTTGGTGGAATTGAGGTGGAAGGATATCTGCGAAAAGCAAGTGCAGAAGAATTAAAAGATTATCAACGCTATTATTTAGCATTCGAAGAATGTGAAAAATATTATTATGTAACATATAAAAAAGTGGAAAACCAGATAAAGAGTTATATTTTGACGAAAGAAGTGTACTGAGTATAACTTGGGCAGGAAAACCATTCGAGAAAATCATAGATGGAGAAAAAAGATGGGATATAGAGATTGTCCGTGCTTGAAATGCGACCACGGCGGAGAAAGAGAAAAGAGAATTGAATGCAGGAGAAAATGCACAGAATTTGTTGCTTGGAAACTAAGCATGCAGGCGGTAAGACAAAAGAAGAAAGAAGACAAGAATAAATTTTATTCGGAAACGAAACTAAAATGCTACAGAAGAAAAGCGATGAAACAAAAAACTGGACGGAAAAGGTAACAGATTACTGACTGGAGGAGATAGGAATGCAGAACATAAGACCGGTATCAGAAAAGAAATGGGATATAAGTAATCATGCTTTTTATCAAGCATATCATTTTGCGATGAGGTACAAAGAATTTAAAGACATTCTTAAGTACAAAACAAATACTGTAGGAAGCCCTAAGTTCAGAGATACAACAGGATCTGGCGTAACAAAGAGTGCAACAGAAGAATTGGCAATCAAAAGAGCATGGGCGAAAAAGAACTGTAAGATGATAGAGGAATCGGCAAAGCAAGCTGACCAACAGCTATATAAATACATAATCAAGGCAGTGACAGAAGAAGGAATAACATATAAGTACCTGAAAACAGTAATGAATATACCAGCCGGAAAAAACTACTTCTATGAAAAGAGGAGAAAGTTCTACTACATCCTATCCAAAAAGTTAGATGATTAAAATTGTAAAATAAAGAAAATAAAGGGAAGAAAGGGACTCACATACAATTCAGAGTGTTATTATAGTAGCATGAATTAAAAAGGGAACGAGAATGTAAGCCATACAGCAGCAGATCTTGTTTCTTTTTTTATTATGGACATCTAGCTCAGTAGGTAAGAGCAGTCGGCTCATAACCGATCGGTCCGGGGTTCAAGTCCCTGGATGTCCAGTAAAAGGAAGTGATGCAATGCCAATTTACAAGCGATGCAGCAAATGTGGAAAAAGAATTCCATCCGGTACAACATGTGAATGTATTAAGCAGATCAGACGGCAGCAGAAGAAGGAACGAGATAAAGATTATGATCAGCACCGAAGGAATAAGACAAATGCTGCATTCTATAAGACAAAAGCTTGGGTACTGACAAAGGAAGATGTACTCGTGCATTACATGTACATAGATCTCTATGCATACTATCACGATGGCAAGCTCGTGCCAGCGACAATGGTTCATCATATCATTCCAGTTTCAAAGGACTACACGAAGCGATTGGACAGAGACAACCTGATACCATTAAGCGACAAGAGACACGGCATAGTACATAAGCAGATGAAAGAAGGAAGAGAAGAAGA